CCCACCCCGACGAGCCGCAACCCGAGGCGCAGCTCGCCGCCGGACACTGGCAGCTCTACCTGCGCGGCCACGACGGCACCGCGGACCAGCTGCTCGCCGAATGGGATCAACCGGCAAGCTGATGGCCGTCGAAATCCGCCCTTGCACGTTGCGTTATGCCGCGGATTTCGTTCGTCGACATCACCGTCACAGCGCGCCACCTCACGGCGGTCGTTTCGCCATCGCCGCGATCGAGGCCGGGCAGGTTGTCGGCGTCATCGTGGTCGGTCGCCCGGTAGCGCGTGCACTGGACGACGGAACAACGGCCGAGGCGACTCGCGTATGCACAGTTCCCGGCGCACCGATGGGCACCTGCAGCAAGCTTATGCGTTCCGGCTGGCGCGCATGGTCGGCGATGGGTGGCAATCGCCTGGTGACCTATACCCTCACCCGCGAATCTGGCGCCAGCCTGCGCGGCGCTGGCTTCCGCGCGGTGGCTACTGTGGATCCACGCAAGTGGAGCTGTCCATCGCGCCCACGCATCGCCCGCGCCATCGAAGCCGAGAGCAAGACTCGCTGGGAGTTGGTCAATGGCCGATGACCTCACCGCCCTGGAAGACTGGGCCGGCGCGCTGCTCGAGCAGCTCGGCCCGGCCGGCCGGCGCAAAGCCGCCAAGGCCGTGGCCACCGCGCTGCGCAAGAGCCAGCAGCAACGCATCGCGCAGCAACAGAACCCGGACGGCAGCCCCTACGCCCCGCGCAAGAAACAGCCCGGCAAACTGCGCGGCAAGCGCGGACGCATCAAGCGCGCCGCCATGTTCGCCAAGCTGCGCACGTCGACCTACCTCAAGGCCCGCGCCGACGCCGACACCGCCACCGTCGAGTTCGCTGGCCACGCCGCCGGCATCGCCGCCGTGCACCAGTACGGCCGTACTGACAAGGTCAGCAAGCGCGGCCCTCTCGTGCGCTACCCGCGCCGCATCCTGCTCGGCTTCAGCGACGACGATCGCCAGCTGGTGCGCGACGTACTGATCGACCAGCTCAGCCAGTAGCCCGCAGGCGCCGCTCCGCCACGTCGAAATAGCCTTCCGACATCTCCACGCCAACGAACCGCTGCCCATGAACGGATCCAGCACGGTGGAACATGGCGGCACGATCGCCAGCAGTTGTTCCATCAAGGCTTCCGGCTTGCCCACCTGGTGATGCTTGCCGCCCAGCTGCGGGTGCACGCTCAGCACGCCGGGCAGCACCACCGGGTGCGCGCGCGTGTCGATCGGCCCGCGGCTACCCCACACCACGTACTCGGACTGGCTGCGGAAGCGCCCAAGCTGCGGGCGGCAACCGCCGGTCTTGTCCCACACCACGATGCCTTGCCACACCCAGCCTGCCACCTGCACGGCGTCGGTCATCGTGGGCAGCATGCGCCAGTCGATGAACGCCAGCAGGTGCCCGCCGGGCCGCGTCACCCGATGGCACTCGGCCAGCCACTGGCTGGCCCAGGCGAGAAACCCGCGCTGGTCGCGGAAGTCGCCCTCGAAGTCGGGCAGTTGCCGCTTGGCGCCATCGTTGATGTATTTCTCGCCGGTCGGCCGCGCGCGCCCGGCCATCGTCTGCGAGCCGGAGCAATAAGGCGGGTCGGTAACCACCGCATCGACGCTGGCGTCGTCAAGGCCTCGCAGCACCTGCAGCGCGTCGCCGCGGTGGATCGTGTAGGGGGTTTTCGTGTGGGGCATGGTCATCTCCGGCGGTGGCCGCACGGTACGTGCCACCGCCAAGGCGTCGCCCTGCCCTCAAAAATCGCGCCCGCTGTACCGCCCCACTGGTACACCCCAGCCGCCTAGCCCGCGCGCGCGAGCGCTCCGCACCATGCCGGCATGACTCACCTGCGCGCCCACCGCTGACCATGGCCGGCTTTACCGCCGTCGACCTGTCCCAACTGCCGGCGCCTACCGTCGTCGAAGTCTTGTCGTACGAGTCGATCTTCGCCGCGCTGCTGGCCAGCTACGTCGCGCTCACCGAAGCGTCCGGGCAAACCTACACCGCGCTGGTGGAGTCCGACCCGGTCTACCTGCTGCTGCAGGCCGCCGCCTACCGCGAGCTGGTGTGGCGCCAGCGCGTCAACGATGCCGCGCGCGCGGTCATGGTCGCCTACGCCGTCGGCAGCGATCTGGACCAGCTCGCCGCCGGCTTCGGCGTCAAGCGCCTGCAGCTCGATCCGGGCGACCCGTCGCACTCCATCCCGCCCACCATGGAAAGCGACACCGACCTGCGCCGCCGCATCATCCTGGCGCCGGAGGGTTTCAGCGTCGCCGGGCCGGAGGGCGCGTACATCTACCACGCCCTCAGCGCATCCGGCGACGTGCTGGACGCCAGCGCCACCAGCCCGGCGCCGTGCGAGGTCGTGGTGAGCGTGCTGTCTCGCGTGGGCAACGGCACGGCGGACGCCGCCCTGGTCGCCGCCGTTGCCGCGGTGCTGGGCGCCGACAACGTGCGCCCGCTCACCGACCTGGTCACCGTGCAGTCGGCCACCGTCATCGAGTACACCGTCGAGGCCACCATCTACACCTACGCCGGGCCGGATTCCGCGGTGGTGCTGGCCGCGTCGCGCGCACGGCTCGACGCCTACGTGGAGGAATCCCACCGCCTGGGCCGCGACGTCACCATGAGCGGCCTGTACAGCGTGCTGCACTCGCCCGGCGTGCAGCGCGTCGAGCTGACCGCGCCGGTCGCCGACATCGTCGTGGACCGCACCCAAGCCGCGTACTGCACCGGCATCAGCATCCTCAGCGGTGGCGTCGATGAATAGCCTGCTGCCGCCCAACGCCAGCGAGCTGGAGCGTCGGCTCGAAGCGGTGATGTCCAACGTGGACACCATCCCCGCGCCGCTGCGCGACCTGTGGAACCCCGACACCTGCCCCGCGCCGCTGCTGCCGTGGCTCGCGTGGCAACTGTCCATCGACGCGTGGAAATCGTACTGGCCGGAGGCCGTGAAGCGCGAGCGCGTGCGCCGCGCGCTGGAAATCCAGCGGCACAAGGGCACCGTCGAATCCGTGCGCAACGTCGTCGAAAGCTTCGGCGGCGCCGTCGAGCTGCGCGAGTGGTTCCAGGCATCGCCGCCGGGCGTGCCGGGCACCTTCGAGCTGTGGCTCACCCTCACCGGCGAAGGCGGCACCGAAGCCACCGCCGCGTTCGTTGACGACGTGATCGCCGAGGTCGAACGCACCAAGCCGGTCAGCCGCCACTTCACCTTCACGCAGGGCATCACCGCCGCCGGCCGCATCGGCGTAGCCGCCTATGCCCGGCCCGCCGTGTACCGGCGCCTTACCCTCACCGCGGACGCTGCCTGATGGCCCTGAAAATCCAAGTCACCACCGCCGGCCGCACCGCCCTGGTCAACGCCGCCAACACCGGCACGCTGCCGGTGCAGGTGTCGCAGATCGGCGTCACCGCCACGGCCTTCGTGGCCGCCGCCGGTGACCTCGCGCTGCCCGGCGAACTCAAGCGGCTGGTCACCTTCGGCGGTGCGGCCGTGGCCGACGACACCATCCACACCACCATCCGCGACGACAGCGCCGACACCTACAGCCTGCGCGGCTTCGGTCTGTACCTGGCCGATGGCACGCTGTTCGCGCTGTACGGCCAGGCCGATCCCATCCTGGAGAAATCCGCCGGCGCCATGATGCTGCTGGCCACCGACATCATCTTCGCCGACATCGACGCCGCGGCGCTCACCTTCGGCGACACCAGCTTCCTCAATCCGCCGGCCACCGTCGACGTGCAGGGCGTGGTGGAGCTGGCTACCGACGCCGAGACCGTCGCCGGCGTCGACGCCGTGCGCGCCGTCACGCCCAAGGGCCTGCTCGCCAAGCTCACCGCATTGCTCGGCGCCGGCGCGCCCAGCGCTTTCGTCAAGACCCTGCTGACCGCCGTCGATCTCGTCGCCTTCCGCACCCTGCTGGCCATCAAGACGGCAGCCTCGTACGACATCGGCGTCGGCAACGGGCTGGACGCAGACCTGCTCGACGGCCAGCACGGCGCCTACTACCGGAGCTACGCCAACCTCACCGGCGTGCCGGCCACGTTCGCGCCGTCGGCGCACGCGCATAGCGCCGCCGACATCACCAGCGGCACGCTGCCCGTGGCCCGAGGCGGCACCGGCGCCGGCACGCTCACCGCCGGCAGCTACCTGGTCGGCGCCGGCACCGGCGCCGTCGGGGTCAAGACGCCGGCACAGGTGCTGGCCGACATCGCCGCGGCCCCGCTCGTGCATTCGCACGCCATCGGCGACGTCAACGGCCTGCAGACTGCGCTTGACGCGCGCCCGCTGCAGACTGCCGTCACCGCTCAGATCACCGCGGCAGTGAACGCACTGGTGGACGGTGCGCCAGGCGCCCTCGACACGCTCAACGAGCTGGCGGCGGCGCTGGGCGATGATCCCAATTTCGCGGCTACCGTGACTAACGCTCTGGCGGCGCGCGTGATTGCGACGCCGGGTTACCTGCCTGGATCGGACGCAAACACGGCAGTCACATCGGGTTTCTACGCCTTGTCGTCTCCGTCGTCGAATACACCAGATGGCAGTTGGACCACGCTGATGTATTTCGGCGGGGTCGCCGGACGCGGCGTGCAGATTGCCCAAAGTTGGAACGCAGGGGCGTTTGCTTGGCGCGCAAATTCGAACGGCGTATTTGATGCGTGGAAGACGTTTTGGCACAGCGGCAACTTCGATCCATCGCTCAAGGCTCCGCTTGCGTCGCCCGCGCTCACCGGCACGCCCACGGCACCCACCGCCGCCCCCGGCACCAACACCACGCAGCTGGCCACCACGGCATTCGTCCAGGCCGCGATCGCTGCCGCGCTGGCCAGCTACCTGCCCAAGGCCAACCCGACCTTCACCGGCACCATGACCGGCCCGGCCTACAACAAGGCGCCCTGACATGCCATCCGGTTACCAGTCCGCCGGCGTGGACTTCGACGCCCTGTTCGACCCCGACGTGGTCGGGGACGGGCCGGCCGCGGCGGGCTACACCGTGGCGGGCGCGCCGCTGAAATACGCGGCGCTCAAGTACGGCACCAAGCGCGCCGACGTCGGCTACGCCGTCAACGGCAGCGACGTCAGCAACCTGTGGGCGGCCAAGGGCACGGCCAGCTACAAGCTGCCCATCGACGGGCAAACCTTCACCGGCTCGTACAACATCCCCAACCAGAGCAGCGGCTATGCGCTGATCGGTTTCCGCATCGTCACCGGCAACACGTGGCAGGTGTACAGCATGCCCAACGGTGCGCCAGCCACGGTCCTGATCTCCGGGGCCATTCCGGCCGGCGCTGCCACCGTGTCCTACACGTGGGGCGCGTACACGGTGGGTGCGGGGCAATCCGATGCGGGCGGCGGCACCACCAACGGCGCCGCGTCGCGCACGGCCGTGGGCAGCAATCCCGACGCGCACTACCAGACGGGCACCAACACCGCCACGTCGGGCTCGCGCGACCGGCGCTACCCCTTCACCATCGACTTCTTCAACGCAGCCGCCGGTAACATCTCGCACACCGCCATCACGCTGGTCGGCGACACCGAAGGCTCGGTGTAAGCGCGCTGCCGCTGTACCACCCCACTGGTACATCGCCGCCGCCTAGCCCGCGCGCGCGAGCCGTCCGCACCATGCCGGCATGGACCTGGTCGAACTCAACCGCCTGCTGCACAACCTGCTGCGCTTCGGCGTAGTCGAGTCCGTCGACCATGCCGGCGGCACGTGCACCGTACGCACCGGCGCGCTGGTCACGCGGCCCATGCCCTGGCTGGTGCAGCGCGCCGGCGACGCGCGCACCTGGTGGGCGCCCAGCGTGGGCGAACAGGTACTGCTGCTGTGCCCCGGCGGCGACACCACGCGCGGCGTCGTGCAGCCGGCCATCTACTCCACCGCCGCGCCGCGGCCGGCCGGCAGCGACACCGCGCACGTCACCAGCTACCCCGACGGCGCGCAAGTCAGCTACGACCCCACCACGCACCAGCTCGTCGCCTCCCTGCCCGCTGGCGGCACCGCCAGCCTGGCCGCGCCCGGCGGCGTGCAGATCACCGGCGACACCACCATCACCGGCAAGCTGCACGTCACCGCCGACGTCACCGTGGACACCAAGCTCACCGCCGCCACCGACGTCATCGGCGGCGGCATCAGCCTGAAGAACCACAAGCACGGCGGCGTCCAGACCGGCGGCATGCTCACCGAGGCTCCGCAGTAATGCGCGGCATGTCCGCCACCACCGGCGCGCCGCTGGACGGCCTGGCGCACCTGGCGCAGTCCATCGCGGACATCCTCACCACGCCGGTGGGCTCGCGCGTCATGCGCCGCGACTACGGCTCGCAGCTGCCGCAGCTCATCGACCAGCCCTACAACGTCGCCACGCGCATCCGGCTGTACGCCGCCATCGCCACCGCGCTCATGCGCTGGGAGCCGCGCCTGCGGCTGACCCGCGTGGCGATCGAGCAGGGCGCGGCGCCGGGCGCCGTCACCGTCACGCTGGAAGGCACCCGCACAGACACCCCCACGGCCAGCGCCGTGGGCCTCACCGTCCCCCTGCAGCTCAGCGCCGCGTAGTCGGCCACCACCGAGGAATCCCCATGCCCACCGATTACCACCACGGCGTACGCGTTGTCGAAGTCACCACCGGCAGCCGCGTGCTGCGCACCGTTTCCACCGCCGTCATCGGCCTGGTCGCCGTGGGCGAGGATGCGGATGTCGCCACCTTCCCGCTGGACACCCCGGTGCTGGTCACCGACGTGCAGGCCGCCATCGCCAAGGCCGGCACCAACGCCGCCGGCAATACCCTGTTCACCGCGCTCACCGCCATCGCCGCGCAGTGCAGCCCGCTGATCGTCGTGGTGCGCGTGGCCAAGGGCATCGACGCCGCCGCCACCACCAGCAACGCCATCGGTGGCACCGACGTCGACGGCCGCCTCACCGGCATGCAGGCGCTCATCGGCGCGCAGGGCCGCCTGGGCGTCAAGCCGCGCATCATCGGCGCGCCGGGCATCGACACGCAGGCCGTGGGCGTGGCGCTGGCCACCGTGGCGCAGAAGCTGCGCGGCATGGCCTACGTGCACGCCGACGGCGCCACCAGCGTGGTGGAGGCCACCGCGTACAAGGCCAACTTCGCCCAGCGCGAAGTCATGCTCATCTGGCCCAACCTGCAGGCATGGGACACCACCGCCAACGCCGCCGTGGAAGTGCCGGCCGTGGCCTACGCGCTGGGCCTGCGCGCCAAGATCGACGAAGAGCAGGGCTGGCAGAAGACCATCAGCAACGTCGCCATCAACGGCGTCACCGGCATCAGCCGCGACGTGCACTGGGATCTGCAGAACCCCGCCACCGACGCCGGCGTGCTCAACGAAGCGGGCGTCACCACGCTCATCAACGCCCAGGGCTTCAAGTTCTGGGGTGACCGCACCTGCAGCGACGATCCGCTGTTCGTGTTCGAGAGCGCCGTGCGCACCACGCAGGTGCTGGCCGACACCATTGCCGAGGGCCACATGTGGGCGGTGGACAAGCCCATGTACCCGAGCCTGGTGAAAGACATCATCGAGGGCATCAACGCCAAGTTCCGCGACCTGGTCTCCGGCGGCTACATCATCGGCGGCAAGTGCTGGTACGACGAAACCGCCAACGACGCCACCAGCCTGGCCGGCGGCAAGCTGGTGATCGACTACGACTTCACCCCGGTGCCGCCGCTGGAAAACCTGCAGCTGCGCCAGCGCATCACCGACCAGTACCTGGCCGACTACGCCGCCGCCGTCAACGCCTGACCGGGCACGGCCGCGCATGCGGCCGTTCTCTCGCCATCACCTGCCACCGCATCGAACACGTAGAGGAAACCCGCCATGGCGCTGCCCCGCAAGCTGAAAAACATGAACCTGTTCCACAGCGGCAACAACTTCATCGGCCTGGTGCCGGAGGTGACCCTGCCCAAGCTGGCCCGCAAGATGGAGGAATACCGCGCCGGCGGCATGGACGGCCCGGTGGACGCCGACGTGGGCGGGGAAAAGCTCACCCTCGACTGGACCGGCGGCGGCGTCATCGTCGAATCGCTGCGCAGCTTCGGCGCCACCAGCGCCACCGCGGTGCCGCTGCGCTTCGCCGGCGCCTACCAGCGCGACGACACCGGCGAGGTCGACGCCGTGGAAGTCATCGCCCGCGGCCGCTACAGCGAAATCGACTTCGGCAGCGCCAAGCCCGGCGAAACCACCGCGCACAAGTACACCATGAGCTGCGCCTACTACCGCCTGGACATCAACGGCCGCACCGAAGTCGAGATCGACCAGCTCAACATGATCTACATGGTCAACGGCGTGGACATCCTGGCCGACCAGCGCCGCGCCATCGGTATCTGATTCACCCCGGCAGTGCCTTGCGCCGGCCACGCCTCCCCACGTGAGCCGGCGTCTTTTTTCCGCCCACCCCACCACCGTGAGAGAGAGCCATGAACGCCAAAGCCACGCCCGCCGCCGCCACCACCGCCGGCGACCACACCGCCACTGTCACGCTGGACGAGCCCATCGTCCGCGGCGACCAGCGCATCACCGCCGTCACCCTGCGCCGCCCGAAAGCCGGCGAGCTGCGCGGCATCGACCTGGCCGCGCTGGTCAACAGCGCCGACTACGGCGCGCTGGAAACCCTGCTACCGCGCATCAGCAGCCCCACGCTCACCCGCGCCGACGTCGCCAACCTCGACCCGTCCGACCTGGTCCAGTTCGCCACGCAGGTGGTGCTTTTTTTCGTGCCGAAGACGGCGGCGGCATCGCTTTCCCAGAGCGCGTAGAAGATCCCATGGCCGACCTGGCCGTGGTGTTCCACTGGTCGGTCGCGGACATGGCCGACTTCACCGTGGACGAGCTGATGCAGTGGCGCGAGCGCGCCGCCGCGCGAACCGGAGCCAAGTAAATGGCCAACGATCTCCGCCTGCAGGTGCTGTTGCAGGCACTGGACAAAGCCAGCGCGCCACTGCGCACCATCCGCGGCGCCGGCAAGGAAGCCGCCGACGGCCTGCGCAAGACGCGCGACCAGCTGCGCCAGCTCAACCAGGCGCAGCAGCAGATCACCGGCTTCCGCAAGCTCAAGAACGACGCCGAGGCCAGCGGCATCGCCCTGCGCGCCGCGCAGCAGCGTGCCGCACAGTTGCGGAAGGAAATGGACGCCACCGACGCGCCCACGCGCAAGGCCGCGGCCGCATACAACCGCGCCGAGCGCGAAGTCACCAAGCTCAAGAACGCGCACCTGGCCAACCTCACCGCGGTACGCGAGCAGCGCGCCGCGCTCACCGCCGCCGGCGTCTCCGCCAACGGGCTGGGCGCGGCCGAGCGGCGGCTGGGCATGGAGGTATCCTTCGCCACCGCCAAGCTGCACCGGCAAACCGAGGCCTTGCGAGCGCAGGGCATCCAGCAGCAGCGCCTGGCGGCGCTGGAGCGCGCGCGGCAGGCCAACCTGTCCAACCGCGCGCAGCTTGGCGGGCAGCTGTTCGGAACCGTCGCCGCCGTGGCCGGCGCCGGCTACGGCATGAGCCGCATCATCGGGCTGGGCAACGAATTCGACTACCAGCTGCAGTTGATCGGCAACACCGCCGACATGACCGGCGCCGAGCTGATCACGCTGCGCGATCGCATCGTGTCCAGTTCGCGCGCCACCGGACAATCGGCCACCACCCTGCAGCGCGCGCTGGGCTTCCTGATCGCGGCCGGCCAGGACACCGACACCGCCTCGCGCAGCATCCTGGCCATCGGTCGCACGTCCACCGCGGCCGGCGCCGACATCGAGGACGTTTCCCGCGCCGCCTTCACCCTTACCGACGCGCTCAACGTGCGCCCGGAAGGGCTGCAGAAGGCGCTGGACATCCTCGCGCAGGCCGGCAAGGAAGGTAACGTCGAGCTGCGCGACATGGCCCGGCAGTTGCCCGTGCTGGCGGCCGGCTTCCGCTCGTTCAAGATGGGCGGCAACGAGGCCGCGGCCACGCTGGGCGCCGCGCTGGAGATCGCGCGCAAGGGCGCAGCGGACCCGGACGAGGCCGCCAACAACATGCGCAACTATCTGGCCAAGGTGCTCTCGCCGGGGACGCTGAAGAAAGCGCAGGAAAGCTTCGGGCTGGATCTGTACAAGGTCATCACCGACGCGCAAACCAAGGGCGGCAACCCGTTCGAAGCGTCGATCGAGGCGGTGATGAAAGCCACCGGCGGCGACCAGAAGAAGCTGGGCGAGCTGTTCCAGGACATGCAGGTCCAGAACTTCCTCAAGCCCATCATGCAGAACTGGGCCGAGTACCAGCGCATCAAGGCCAAGTCGCTGGCCGCCACCGGCGTCACCGACCGCGACTTCGCCAAGGTCATGGCCAGCGGCAAGGCGCAGCTCGACCAGCTCAAGAACAGCGGCGAGCGTCTTGCCATCGTGCTTGCGCGTGCGCTGTCGCCCGCGCTTGCGCGCGTGGCGCGGGCCATCGTGCCCACGCTCGATCGCCTGGCCGAATTCACCCAGCGCCACCCCAAGCTCATCGCCGGCATCGTCGGCATCACGGCGGGCCTGGTGGGCTTGCGCCTGGCCTCGCTGGGCGTGCGCCTGGCATGGACGTTCATGGGCGGTGGCCTGCTCAGTGCCGTCACGCGCCTCGGCCCGGCCGCGGCCGGCCTGCAGGGGTTTGCCGTGGCCATGGGCGCGGTCACCGCGCCGGTGTGGGGCGTGGCGGCGGCGCTGGCCGTGGTGGTCGGCTACCTCGCGTGGAAATACTGGGGGCCGATCACCGCGTGGGCCACCGGCTTCGGCGCCGGCCTGCGCGACGTGGTGAGCCCGGCCGTGCAAGAGCTCACCACCCAGCTGGCGCCGCTCGCCACCGCGCTGGACAGCGTGCTGCAGCCGTTCAAGGCGACCAACGAGCAATTGATCGCGTTCAACAGTGGCGGCGCCTTCGCCGGCATTGCGCTGGGCAAGACCTTCCAGGCCATCGTCGCGCCGCTGAAAAACGTGCTGGGCATCCTCAGCGCCATCGTGGTCAACCTGGAAAAGATCAAGCAGCTCACGCCGGGCAACGCCGCGCGCGAAGCCTTCGGCAAGGGCGGCACGCTGGGCAGCCATTTCGCCGGCGGCCTCAAGCTCGGCGCGCTCAGCCTCAACCCGCTCGCGGCCATGGCCGGCAACGCCACGTACCAGATCATGCGCCCCAGCGTGCCCAAGCCTGGCCTGCAGTGGGACACCGGCACCGGCCCGGCGCCGGTGGCGCCGGCGGGCTTCTACAAGCCGCTGCAGGCGGGTGGCACCACCGTGCACCAGACCACCCACGTCGGCGGCATCACCGTCGTCCAGCAACCCGGTCAAGACGGCGCAGCGCTGGCGCGCGCGGTGCGGGCCGAGCTGGACCAGCGCGACCGCGCCGCCGCAGCCACCACCCGCAGCCGCCTCGGCGACACGGAGTAACCGCCCATGCTCATGTCCCTCGGCCAGTTCGTGTTCCAGCTGCAGGATCTCGCCTATAGCGAGCTGGCCCGCGCCACCGCGTGGCGCCACGCCAGCAACAGCCGCGTGGGCGCGCGCCCCGCGCTGCAGTTCGTCGGCCCCGGCGAAGACACCATCACGCTCAGCGGCGTGCTGGTGCCGGAGATCGCCGGCACGCTGCAAAGCCTGGTCACGCTGCGCGACATGGCCGACGCCGGCGACGCGTATGCCATGGTCGACGGCGCCGGCCGCATCTTCGGCGCGTGGATCATCGAGCGCATCGAGGAAGGCGGCAGCGCCTTCACGCCGGACGGCATCGCCCGGCGTACCAGCTTCACCATCGCCCTGCGCCGCAGTGACGACGCGCTGGTTTCCAGCGCGCCGCCCGGCAACAGCCAGCAGCTGGCCACCATCGACAGCAACGGCGCGGCGGCGGCCAACATCGCATGACCNCCCGCCACCCCAAGCCGCAGTGGAAAGTGACGCTGGACGGGCGCGACCTTACCGCCACGCTGGTGCCGCGGCTCATCAGCCTCACCGTCACCAGCGACCGGCAAGACACCGCCGACCAGCTCGACATCCTCATCAGCGACCACGACGGCAAGCTGGCCCTGCCGCCGCACGACGCCGTGCTGCGCGTGTACCTGGGCTGGTCCGACAGCGGCTACGTGGACATGGGCAGCTACACCGTCGACGAGCTGGAGCACGCCGGCACGCCGGATGTGCTCACCCTGCGCGCGCGCAGCGCCCACCTGCGCAGCCAGCAGCGCCAGCAGCGCGAGCAGAGCTGGCACGCCACCACGCTGGGCGCCATCGTGGACGCGCTGGCAGGCCGCAACAGCCTCACCCCGCGCTGCCACCCCAGCCTGGCCGGGCAGGCGATCGAGCACATCGACCAGACCAACGAGAGCGATATCAACTTCCTCACCCGTCTGGGCAAGCGCTACGACGCCGTGGCCACCATCAAGGCCGGCGCACTCATCCTGGCACCCATCGGCGCCGGCACCACCGCCACTGGCGCCGCCCTGCCCCGCGTCACGCTCACCCGCGCCAGCGGCGACCAGCACCGCTACCACGCGGCCGACCGCCAGGCCTACAGCGGCATCCGCGCGCAGTACGACGACAAAGCCAAGGCCAAGACGGAAACCGTGCTGGTGGGCACGGACGACGGCAAGGGCGTCAAGACTCTGCGCACCACCTACAGCACCAAGGCCAACGCCCTGCGCGCCGCGCGCAGCGAATACCAGCGCCTGCAGCGAGGCACCGTGAGCTTCGACCTCACCCTGGCCCGCGGCCGCGCCGACCTGCTGCCGGAAACCCACGTGGCGCTCAGCGGCTGGAAGCCGGAGATCGACGCCACCGACTGGACCATCGTGCGCGCGGAGCATAACCTGGGCGAGCAAGGCTTCACCACGCGGCTCAGCCTGGAGTGGCGCAGCCCCAACAGCGCGCCGGAAAGCGACGTGGCCGACGACGCGTAGCCGCACTGTCGTCCATAGTTCTCGCCTATGGATATGCGCGGCACGATACAAACAAATGTGTTGCAACGTGCATATGCACGATCCATACTGTCTCCACGGTCGCAGAGGGCGACCAACCTGCCCGCCGGGGTCTACAGGCGGAGGAGAGCATCATGAGCAACGAGAAAATCACCTACGCCGTCAGCATCTATTCCCGCATGGATGATGGCCGCTGGCTGACCTGCGGTACTGGATGGCTGGACGGGGCTGCTGGCAGCTACACCATCACGGATTGCCCGGCGGACCTTGGCGACGACGTGTATGACGCGCTGGATGCCGAGATCAACGATACCGACGGCGACGTCACGACTGTCTATCACGACGTCACGATGGACGATGGTCGCGAGTTCCGCGCCGAGATCGAGCTGGCCGCTTAATCCTTCGAGGCCCCGCACGCCGGGGCCTCGATCTATCTGGCAGAGACATCATGCACCCCCTCTNCCTCCATCACGTCACCCTGACGACCGGCCACTCGCGCCGGTCGTACCGCGCCGAATGCGATGCCGGGCTGCTGGCCCAGCTGGCGCCGATCGTCGCCGAGTGCGAGCGCGACGGCGTGGCCGAGGTGCCATCGCCCACCGGGCTGATGTGCCTCACGCGCATCGCCGACAGCGACCGGCCCAGCCGTCACGTGGCCATCTGGGCCATTAGCGAGCCGCAGGGGCCGGCGCTGGTCACGCTTGCGCTGGCAATGGAGGATCGCGCCGGTGCCGGCGTCTGGCGCGCACTGCACCAGGGCCACGCTGAGCCGGTGCCGCTGGCGACCCGCCAGGATCAACGGCCGGGCGCGCCGTGGCTGGCGGTGATTCTGCACTTGCCCGCGATGCTGCCGCAGCCACACCCCGCAATCAGCTGGCTCGGCGACGCCGAGCGGTGTATCGCATGGGCGTGGATCGACTCCCAGTACCGTACGCCATGACCACTCACCGCCCCAAGCCCCTCACCCCCACCGCCCGCAGCCTCGCCCGCAACCGCCGAGCGGCCCGCGTGCTGCCGCCGGTGACGCTGGACGACGATCACGCGGCGATGCTCGCCGACATCCTTGCGGACACCGGCGAGAAGGCCGCGGCGTGGGTGCGGCGGATGATCCGCGAGCAGGCGCGCCACCGGCCAGGCGAATAGCCCGGAACGTCGGTTCCCCCTGACTCCATCGCCGGCGAAGGCCTGGCAAATCGGTCGGTTCGCGGCCGGGACGTTCCGGGCGTAAACAGGTTCGCACCAGCGTCAGGCCTGCGCTGTAGGTGCGCGCCGCACGCTGCTGTGCGGCGCCGGCGCTACAAGTCGAGCGTGATCGGGCTGGCCTGATCTTCCGCGCTGGTCAGCGTGCGGTCGAAGCACACCATCGCGCAGGCGCGCTTGCCGATCAGCAGGCGCTTGCCGTCGCGGCTCACATCGAAGGCGCAGCTGTGCCCGGCCGCGTTGAATTCGCCGGGGATCTGCGCGGGGTCTTCCGCCACGCGGTAGAGCATGCTCACGCGCTGCGCGTTGGCCGGCGCGTAGTCGAAGTTGTCCTCGGTGGGCTGGCGGCGCAGGTCGGCGCTGTACTTCGCCAGGCCTGGGCAAATCGCCTTGATCCGCGGCGACGCCTTCACCAGGATCGCCACGGCTTCCGGGCTGGCGGCTACGGCAGGCACCGCCGCGGCAAGCAGCAGCACGGCCATCAAGACTCGCTTTTCCATCGTTGCCCCCTGCGCCCTGCGGCGCGCTGATTACCTGCCCCGCGCCGCCACCCACTCCGCGTACTCCGGCACGGCGCGGGCTATCTGCATCTCCAGCCACACCTTGTCGTCGTCGCTGCGGGTCGTGTCCCAGTGCGTCAGGAACGCGCGCAAGCGCGCCATGCGCTCGTCGGTGGGCGGCCGGTCGTGCACCACGTGGCGATCGTCCACCGTGCCATAGGTGCCAAGCACCAGCCAGTCCAGGCTGATGCCCTTTCGTATCGAAAGAATCACACACTCATCGAAAGGGATCGTGTTGCGCTTGCGCCAGTTGCTCACGGCGCTGGTGCCCAGCCCGAAATAGCTGCCCAGCGCTATGTCCGTCTTGACGTCGACGGCCTGGCGCATGCGGTCGATGACCGCTCCAGCGTTCACCTCGGCCATGGGCTCCCCCTCGCTGCGCGTAAATCTTTCACTTTGGGTATTGCAATCACCCAAAATGTGTATATGCTTCGGAATGTGTAACTCATTCGCGGAACTGTACCCGATGTCCATGGCGCACAAACCCCCGGTCACCTACGCGCCTCGCGGCGTGGTGAAGAAACAGATCGCGCTACGGCTGCTCGCCCCCGAGCTGGCCACGCACGAATCCCTGGCGAAGCAAGCCGGCTGCTCCAGCGCCTCATTCGCGCGCAAGTTGTACTTGCACGGGCTCAAGAGCTACCAGCGCGCCACCCCCATTCAGGTTCCGGCGCAGCGCATGAATATCCCTCACAAGGTGAATTGCGCATGACTACTGCCGCGCCGCAACAGGCTGCCCAGCGCCCCGGCCTGCGCCTGGGCCCGCACGCGCCGCGGCAGAGCCGCCTGCGCGTGCGCTGCCCGCACTGCGGCGCCTTTGCCCGCGCGCGCTCCAGCGACTTGCTCACGCCCACGTACATCGAGGTGCGCTTCGAGTGCTGCAACGACGCCTGCGGCCACGTGTGGGTGGCCGGGCTGGAGGCGCTGCGCACGCTGTGCCCCAGCGAGCAGCCCAACCCCGCCGTACACATCCCGCTGACCGCCGCCATCCGCCAGGCGCTCGGCGAGCCCACCGCCGCCAGCGCCGGCTAAGCCCGCGCCACCCCGCCTACGGAGAGAGAGCCCATGGCACGCGACACCCTGCACCAGGCCGCCGTCACCTTTCTGATGGCCCACCAGGCCGAGCACTTGAGCTGCGACCGCCAGCTGCTGGTGGACCGCTGCATCGAGCACATCCGCCTCATCGGTCCCGGCGACCGCGCTGCCGCCGAGGTCGCCACGCTGCAGGCGCTGGGCGACATCGCCAGCCGCAGCACCGGCGCGCACGTGGATCTGGACAAGACCACCAGCTACGCCGTGTTCGTCACCGACCCGGCCAGCGGCAAGCGCGCGTGCTTCACCGCCACTGACTTGCTGCGCCTGTCCCGCGACCACGCCTTCCACGCCAGCCTGCGCGCGCGCGCAGCGGCCACGCACTGATCCACCTGGGGAGAGCCACCATGTTGCTTATCGCACCTGTCGCCACCGGCGACACGGCCCGCAGCCGCCGCAGCGAGCACCGCAGCGCCGCCGCCGACCTCGCCGCCACCGCCCGCACCGGCCAGCTGGCCAACGCCGCCCAGCCGCTGCCTGCGCCGAACTTCGAGGATTCCCGCACCGGCGTGTGGCTGTTCCGGCTGCTCACCGTGGCCAGCGTCGCCACCGCCGCGTGGCAGTTCGGGTGGCTGTCATGAGCGGCGCCTATACGTACCTCGAGTCGCTGCACGCCAGCGAGACCGTAGCCATCGACGGCGGCGCGATCGTGGTCACCGCCGTCAGCTATACCGAAGCCAACCGGCCCCTGCAGGTTTCGGCCGGGCCGTTCTCCCTGTGCGCCACGGTCGAGGAAGCCATCGCCCTGGGCGATGCCCTGATCCGCATGGCCCACCACTACACCGCGGCGATGGCCGAATACCAGGCGTCGCTGGGCGAGCAGGCGGTGGAGTCATGAGCGGGCCGGTGGATGCGCTGGCGGTGCTGGCCGAGTACTGGCGACGTCACGATCTTCCGGAGGATCTGCTCCTGGCTCGACTGGCCATCGAAGAGCTGATCGCGGCTGACAAAGCCTACGATGCCGCCACGGCGGCGTTGGAGGAGTACTACCGCCAAGGCGCAGAAAAAGGGCACCGCGTCGCCCGCCTGTTCAACGTCAGCGAGCTGTCAGCGGCGTTTGAGCGGGCCGATACGCGACGCCAACTGGCACAGCTTCGCATCGGCGGTGCGCAATGAACGCCGTCGTCACCTTCATCAACCGGCCCACGCCGGCGCCGGCGATGTCCCCCGCGCCGCTGCCACCCGCCGCCCCCGACCGCATCCTGCGCCTGCGCACCGTCAAGGATCGCGTGGGCCTTTCCCGCGCCACCATCTACCGCCGCATGCTCCGCGGCGAGTTCCCGGCCAGCGTGCCGCTGGGCGGCCGGCTGGTCGGCTGGCACGAAAGCGCCATCAACACGTGGGTCGCCGCGCGCGGCGAGGCGGGTGCACCGTGATCCGGCGCAGCTCGATCATGCACGCGCTGATGCTGGCCATGGCCGCCGGCGCACTGCCGCCGGCCAACGCCCAGCCCATCACCGCGCGCGGCACGCGCGACGCAGAGCAGGACGCGGCACGCCTTGCCGCCGCCGAAGCGCGCCGCGCACGCCGCCGCCAGCGCCGCCTCAGCACCGCCACGCGCGGGCAGGGCGGTGTGGCATGAGGATCACCGACTTCCTGTTGCACCCGATCGGGATCTTTACGCGGGAGGCAGCGGCGGATGCGGGGTTCACGCACGAGGGCACGGTGTTCGGCTTGCCGGCATGGTTCGTATTTGATCCGCGCAACCCAGACCATATCGAAGTCTGGACCAAGGTTTCATTGGCCGTTTTCCTGATTCATGTGGCCGTGCTGCTGCTCTTCGTCGCGGGTCAGGTACCCAACTTGGACAGCGTGCCAGACACGCAGCTGTGCATCGGCGATCGGATCGCTTCCGACAACGAAACTGGCCGAAAAGGTGGCAAAGCATGACGCGGCCCGAGCCGAAAGCCTGCACCGCCTGCGCGTCTCACGTGCGGTTCGGCAACCTCCACCTGTGCACGTTGCCGATCGAAGCGTTCGGCGGCCTGCTGGACAGCCAGCAGCACGACGACGAGCCCAGCGGCGACGACAGCGACCGCGAGTACATCGGCACCAGCTGCGACCTGGTGCGCCGCATGGGCGAAATCTGCGGCCCCGCCGGCAAGCTGTGGGAGCCGGCCAAGGCATGAACCCCTCACTGCACGCCGACGTCACCCGCCTGCTGCTGCAGGAGTTCGACTTCAAGGAAAAGGGCACCTGGCTGCGCGAGGGGCGCTGCCCCAACTGCCAGAAAAAAGAGCTGTACACGCACGCCGAACACCCCTGGGTGATCAAGTGCGGGCGCGAGAGCAAGTGCGCCTACGAGCGCCACGTGAAAGAGCTGTACCCGGACCTGTTCGAGAACTGGTCCGACCGCTACCGCGTGACGGAGTCCAACCCGAACGCCAGCGCGGACGCCTACCTCACGCACATGCGCGGCTTCGACATCGCCAAGCTGCGCGGCTGCTACACGCAAGAGAGCTACGTGGACAAGGCGCTGGACGCCAGCACCGCCACCGTGCGGTTTCCGCTGCCCGGCGGCGGCTACTGGGAACGGCTGATCGACAAGCCGCAGCGCTTCGGCAAAAAAAAGGCCCGCTTCAACTACGGCAGCAAGCATGCCGGCCACGTGTGGCAGCCGCCCGGGCTGGACCTGTCCACCGTCGACGACGTCTGGATCGTCGAGGGCATCTTCGACGCCATCGCGCTGTGGCTGCACGGCGTGGCCGCGGTGGCAGCGATGAGCTGCAACAACTGGCCGGAGCACTTCCTGGCCGAGCTGGCCAGCAAGCGCGCCGGCAACCGCCCGGCGCTGGTGTGGGCACTGGACACCGATGGCACCGACGGCGACGGCGCCGGCCAGCGCTACATCCGCAAGTGGGCCAAGCAGGCACGCGCGCAGGGCTGGGACTGCAAGGCCGCGCAGATCAAGCAGGACGGCCGCAGCAAGATCGACTGGAACGATCTGCACCAGCGCGAGCGGCTGGCCCCGGCCGACCTCAAGCGCTACCTGCACGAAGGCGCGCTGCTGATCGCCCGCACGCCCAGCGCCAAGGCGCTGCTGATCTACGGCGAGGCCGGCCGCTCCAGCTTCCCGTTCGAGTTCGGCAACCAGCTGTGGTGGTTCGAGCTGGACTTCAAGAAGTTCGCCAAGCTCAAGGGCGAGCTGCTGGATGCGGACAAGGGCCTCACCGACGAAGAGATCACCGAACAGGCGCTCAAGGAGTGCAACGCGGTCTATCGCCTGTGCGCCGGCTACCCGCGCGTGCTGTATTACCAGCGCAACGACATCACGGACGAGTCCTGGTACTACTTCCGAGTGGCGCGGCCGGGCGACCAGCCGGCGGTCAAAAACACCTTCACCGGCCCGCAGATCATGGCCGGCGCGGAGTTCGGCAAGAGGCTCGCCAGCATCGCCGGCGGCTGCTTGTTCAAGGGCGAAACCAAGCAGCTGCACGCCCTGCTCGAACAGCAGATGCCGGACGGCGAGCTCAAGACCGTCCAGACCATCGACTTCATCGGCTACAGCCGCGAGCACGCCGCCTACATCCTCGGCGACGTCGCGGTGAAGGATGGCAACCTCTACGAGCTGAACGCGGAGGATTACTTCGAGATCGGCCGGCTCAACATCAAGAGCCTGCTGCAGTCGATGCGGCTGCAGGTCAACACCACCGCCGCGGACTACACGGATGCGTGGTTCGCGCATCTGTGGACCGCGTTCGGCGTGAAGGGTGTGATCGCGCTGGCGTTCTGGCTGGGCAGCCTGTTCGCCGAGCAGGTGCGCGCCACGGACAAGAGCTACCCGTTTCTGGAGCTGATCGGCGAGGCGGGCAGCGGCAAGTCCACGCTGATCGAGTTCCTGTGGAAGCTGCTGGGCCGCGAGCACGAAGGCACCGACCCCACGAAATCCACGCTGGCCGGCCGCACGCGCACGTTCGGCCAGGTGGGCAACCTGCCCATGGTGTTGATCGAGGCCGACCGCAGCAACGGCAACGACCGCGTCAACGTCAAGCAGTTCGACTGGGACGAGCTGAAAACGCTCTACAACGGCCGCATCGGCCGCGCCCGCGGCCACAAGAGCGCCGGCAACGAGACCTACGAGCCGCCCTTCCGCGGCACCGTGGTCATCAGCCAGAACGCCGTGGTGGCCGCCAGCGACGCGGTGCTCCAGCGCATCGTGCACATCAACCTGGACAAGAGCGGCCACAGCGCGGAAGGCGGCATCGCCGGCAAGGCGCTGGAANCCCTGCCGATGGAACAGGTCAGCGGCTGGATTCTCGCGGCCATCCGCCGCGAAAAACAGGTCATGGCCACCCTGGCCGAGCTGGCCCCCAGCTACGAAAGCATGCTCAAGGCTCACCCGGCGCTCAAGAGCGTGCGCATCTGCAAGAACCACGCGCAGATGATGGCCTGCGTCGAGGCGCTGGCGCACGTCACACCGATCACCGCCGCACAGAAACAGGCCGCGCTGAACGCCCTGATCGACATGGCCGTCTCCCGTCAGCAGGCCATCAACGCCGACCACCCGCTGGTCACCGAGTTCTGGGAAAAGTTCGACCACCTCAACGACACCGGCGGCGTCGAAAAGCTCAACCACGCGCGCAAGGACGAGCAGATCGCCATCAGCCTGCCCGAGCTGTACGAGCGCGCCTCGCAGCACGGCACCCGCCTGCCCGAGTACAGCGACATGAAGCGCCTGCTGCCCGAAAGCCGCGCGCGCAAGTTCCTCGGCTACCACACCGTCAACAGCGCCGTCCTGATCAACGAGGGCGTCGGCAAGTCGGTGAAGTGCTGGGTTTTCCGCCGCGAAGGCGCGGCATCACGCAACGACTGACCAGGAGAGAGGTATGTCCCTACGCATCAACAGCGCCATGCGCGCGCAGATCACCCACCGCCTGTTGGCCCACCGCTTCGACAAGGAGGAAAAGCAACTCAAGTGCCACGCGAACAATCTTGCCATGCAGGTATACCGCGCGTGCTACGACGCAGCCGAGCGCAAGCGCATGGACGCATTGCCCGAAGGCTATTTGCCGGTGATGACGTCCGTCCGGGTCGACGGCAGCAATGTCTATGGCCAACTCAACCTGGGCGCGCCTGTGCGCGTGCCATACGTCGACCACGGCAACAGGGTCAACCTGCGCAAGCTGAAAAATGCCGATGAGCTTACCGCGAAGGTCGCCGAGCACTTCAAAGCATCGCACGCGCTTGAAAAAAAGCGCGAGGAACTGCGGGGAGAGACCAGCCGAGCCATCGCCGGCTTCGGCACCGTGCCCCGCCTGGTGGAAGTCTGGCCGCAGGTGAAGCCCTTCATCGAGCAACTGGGCTACGACATCGAAAAGAAGGCCCTGCCGGCCGTCATCCCCGCCGAGTTGAACACCAGCCTCGGCCTGTAAAGCAGGGGCGCCACGGCACCGCTCGCCAGCAACTGCCGTGTAGCTCCGATCCCGTTCCCAACATGTGGAGAGAGACATGCAACCGAACGCACAACGCGCCCAGCGCACACCCCACAGCCCGGCGCTCAAGCCCCGCGGCATGGTAGTCCACCACGGAGGCCGTCGCATGGGCCGCACCTTCGCCACCCGCGCCATTGCCGACCTGATGCGCCTGGTCGGCCGGCTGTCCGTCGACGCCGCCGCCAGCCCCGAGCTGAAACCCGCGCACCGGCATTTCGTCAGCGGCTACCTCACCGCGCTCGAAGCCACCGGCATCGTGCCGCACGTCGAGCTGATCCGCCTCAAGCACGTCTGCGAAGTGCTGCTCGACGGCAACCTCACCCTGCAGGAGCTGCGCGCCATGAAAGTTTCCGGCAACGACACCGACCCCACCTACCTGCGCGCCGTCACCCTGGTCAACCGCGCCCGCGTGGCCGACGCCGCCGCGCTGGCTCAGCAGATGGACACCAGCGAAGTCAGCGCGCGCCGGCTGATCGAGCGCATGGAAGCCGACGGCATCGTGAGCGCGCCGGACATGTTCGGCGTGCGCACGCTCAAGGCGGCGGAGGAGGTGCGTCATGGATGAGTTGAAGCCCTGCCCCTTCTGCGGCAGCCAAGCCGAACACCGATCGGTTACCGACGTCGAAGGTTCGGTCTTCTACGAAACCGGCTGCACCAACGAAAAATGCTGTGCATGGCGCGCCGCGCAAGCCTCGACGCCACAGGGCTCAATTCGCGCCTGGAACGCACGTCACGAGTCCAGCGTCGTGGCCGCTGACGAACGCGAAGAAATGTCGCCCGATTTCACCGATTCGGCGCGTGCCGCCATCGCGTGGGTGTTGTACCACCACCAGGGCGGCAGTAGCCCCATCGGTCAGCTATTGCGGTTCGCGCTGGGCATGGATGGACACGAGCGCTTGCAAGACTGGCGTATCGCCGAGGCGAAGCGCTGGGCGCAGCAGACCGGCGCAACCACGGATCGCTTCCACCAACCTGCCGAGCGCGTGCCGGATGCGTGGCGCCAAGCGCTTGAACGCGCGTTGCCCTTCCTCGACGACGAGGCCGGCAGATACGAGGACGACGGCAACAACGAGCCTCTCGACGTTGCCGACACCATCCGCGACCTACTCGCCGCCGCCACGTCGCCGGAGGTGCGCCATGGCTGACCTCTACTACGTGCTGCGCGAAACCCTCGCCAGCAAACAGCAGGGCCGGCCGATCTACTTCCAGCTGCAGACCCGCATCGGCCCCTGCAACACCGGCAACCCGCGCGACGCGCACCGCTTCCCCAGCGAAGCCGACGCCAAGGCCTGCCCGGCGTACGCCCACCCGCTGTGCTCGTACGTGGTCGAGCCGGCGCCGGAGGTGGCCCATGTCTGACCTCCACGAAACCTGCGCCAACGTCGGGCTGGACAGCCGCAAGTACCAGCCCATCGCCCACGCCATGCCCGGCGCCGGCCGCGTGGCCGTCTACATCGGCGCCCAGTACGCCTACCTCACGCTGGGCCAGGCGCTGAACCTGCGCGACCAGCTCGCCCGCGCGATCGGCGACCTGCGCCAGCAGCAGGCCGACCGCGCCGACGCGCTCGCCGGCAGCCAGCCGCCGGCACCTTTCGGCGAGCAGCTTGAGCAATTCCAGCGCCACGGCCTGGCCGCGCAGTCCGCCGTGGCCAGGGAGCTGGCCGAGGCCCGCGCCCTGGCCGAAATCAACAGGGAAAAACAGCCATGATCGAGAAAGTCATCCCCACCCCGCCGGGCCGTTTCAGCCTGTGCCGCTGCGGCCACGAGCCGCGGCAGATCCTCACCCTGGGCCGCACCCTGCGCGAAACCGGCACCACCGTGCCCACCACCCGCTACGCGCTGGAATGCCGCTGCGGCCGCGCCACCGCCCGCCACGCCACGCTGCTGGAAGCGGAAACCGAGTGGGGTCCCGTACTCAGCCAGCGCCCGCTGGGCCTGCCCGCGCCCGTGGCGCAGATCACCGGCCGCACGCGTGCGCGCAAGGAGGTGCGGCATGGGTAAGACCATCGGCTTAACCATGGCCAAGGCGTCGCGGGAAGACATCGCCGGCGGCTTCGACCTGGCCGCCATCCTCGACGCGATCGACAAGGGGGACTACCCCAGCTACTTCGCCACACCGGAGGATCGCGACGCCGCCGAGGAAGCCGGCATCCCGACGTTCTTCGACGCCGACGACTTCGACCACCTCAAGCACCTGCACACCCTGCTCGTCGATCTGCTGGCCCGCCGCCGCGGTTTTTCGCTATGGCGGCTGGTGATGGGCATGGACACCATCCTGCGCAACGACATCCTCGACCCCGACGTCGACCACCTGGCGATCCACCCGAAGTTCGAGACTGCTGCCGAACAGCGCCAGCAACTTCGCGACGCGCTCGCCGCCCTGGTCGGCTCCGGCGATGTCGCCGAGCTGCGCGGCATGGAGCTGGCCGTTCGGCAGATGCCAGCGCCCGACGAGGACAAGGCCGTCACCATCAACGCGATCCATGTGCTGATCGCCACTGCACCGGATGCGGCGGCGCAGGCTGGACGCACCGAAGCCGATCGACCCGAGTGCGAGGCGTGCCGCGCCACGTTCCCGCTGCACGAAAAGATGGTTTGCCGGACATGCTGGGAGAAAGTCAGCGCAGGGAAGAAGGAGGCGCCCCATGCTTGAGTCACGAGAAATCCGCGTGTTCCACGTCTGCGGCTCGATCGGCGGCGGCGCCAAGGGCTTCCAGCGCGGCAGTGCCCGCGTGGGCAACCTGCTGGCCAAGTTCCGCTGCATCGGCAGCGTCGACGTCGACGCCGCCGCCTGCCGCGACTTCGAGCGGCTGGTGGGCAGCAAAGCCACCGTGATGGATCTGTTCTCGCGCGACCAGTACATCGCTTGGCACGGCAAGGAACCGCCGGCCGGCTGGCGCGAGGCGACCCCGGCCGACCTGCGCCGCGCCGCCGGCGGCGAGCGACCGCACATCGTGTTCACCAGCTCGCCGTGCAAGGGCTTTTCCGGCCTGCTCAACGAGGCGAAGTCCAAGACGCGCAAGTACCAGGCGCTCAACGAGTTGGCGCTTCGCAGCGTGTGGCTGTCGATGGAAGCGTGGGCGGATGACCCGCCCGAGTTCTTCCTGCTGGAAAACGTTCCGCGCATCGCCACCCGCGGCCGGCACCTGCTGGACCAGCTGACCGGCATGCTGCGCCACTACGGCTACGCGGTGGCCGAGACCACGCACGACTGCGGCGAGCTTGGCGGCCTCGCGCAGAGCCGCAAGCGGTTCCTGCTGGTGGCCCGCCACCAGGCCAAGGTGCCGCCGTTCCTGTACGAGCCGCCGTGCCATCCGCTGCAGGCGGTGGGCACCGTGCTCGATCGCTGCCCGCTGCCGGGCGACGTCGAGCGCGCCGGCCCCATGCACCGCGTGCCGGCGCTGCAGTGGAAAACGTGGGTGCGGCTGGCGTTCGTCGAGGCGGGCAGCGACTGGCGATCGCTGCAGAAGCTGCGCGTGGTCGACGGCATGCTGGCGGACTACGGCATCGTGCCGGACGGCGATAGGCGCAACGGCGTGCTAGGCGTGCTGGGGTGGGACGAAACCGCCGGAGCAGTCGCCGGCGAATCGCTGCCGAGCAATGGCCGTTTTTCCGTTGCCGACCCGCGCTTTGCCAGCGGCGGCAACAGCTACGGCCAGTACGGCGTGCGCAAGTGGGGCGACAGCTCCGGCGCCATCATCGCGGTCAAGTCGCCGGGACAGGGCACGTTCGCGGTGGCCGATCCGCGCTGCCCGTCGACAAAGCACAACAACTGCTTCCGCGTGGTCAACTTCGACCATGCCGCCGGCACCGTCACCGGCGGCGGCCACCCCAGCGCCGGCGGGCAAGCGGTCGCCGATCCTCGCCAGCCCGGCCAGCCGTTCGCCAAGTACGCCGTGACGCCCTACGGCGCGCACAGCGGCACGGTCATAGGCGGCAGCACCACCGGCCAGGGGGCGTTCGCCGTCGCCGATCCACGGCCGCGCATGGACCGCTCCGCCGGCCACTACCTCACCGGCGGCCACTACGGCGTGGTGCCCTACGATGCCCACAGCTACGCCGTCACCGGCTCGGCCTGCCACGACAACGGCCACTGGTCCGTGGCCGACCCGCGCATGCCGGCGGCCGGCGACAAGCTGCAGGCGATGATCCGCGCGTTGGACGGCACCTGGCACCGCCCCTTCACCACCTTCGAGCTGGCCGCCCTGCAGTCGCTGGTGGATCCGGAAACCCAGCTTGAGCTGGACGGCCTCAGCGACCAGGCATGGCGCGAGCGCATCGGCGACGCCGTGCCACCCGACGCCGCCGAAGCCATGGCCTGCACCTTCGGCCGCACCCTGCTGGCCGCGTGGAGCGGCCAGACGTTCTTCCTCGACAGCATGCCGATCTGGGTGCGTCCGGTGGCGGTGGCGATCGCGTTGCCGGGTACGTCCGTGGAGGTGGCCCATGGCTGACGTGCATAGCAAACCGCCTGTTTCTATGCACGTCGAAAAGACCTGCATAGAAAACACGCTTATCCGCAAACCCGCCCTGCGTTACCACGGTGCAAAGTTCCGCCTGGCGCCGTGGATCATGTCGTTTTTCCCGGTGCACCGCTGCTACGTCGAGCCGTTCGGCGGCGCCGCCGGCGTGCTGCTGCAGAAGCCGCGCGCCTACGCCGAGGTCTACAACGACCTCGACGGCGACGTGGTCAACTTCTTCACCGTGCTGCGCGATCCGGTGCAACGCGAGCAACTGATCGAGGCGTGCCGGCTCACACCCTACGCCCGCGCCGAGTTCGACCAGGCGTGGGAGGACGCGGCCGACCCGGTGGAACGCGCCCGGCGCATCGCCATCCGCGCCCAGATGGGCTTCGGCAGCGCCGGTGCCAGCAAGGGCACCACCGGCTTCCGGATCGACACCAAGCGCGCCTGTGGCACGGCCCAGCAGCATTGGGCGGACTATCCCGATGCACTTACGGCGGTGGCGCGCCGATTCACCGGCGTGCTGATCGAGAACCGCCCGGCGATCGACGTGATGAAGCAGCACGACGATGAGAACACCCTGCATTTCGTGGACCCGCCGTACATGCACGAAACGCGGGTGCGCGGCGCCGGCAAAGCGCGCTACTACCGTCACGAAATGACCGACGACCAGCATGGCGCGCTGCTCGATGCGGTGCTGCAACTGAAAGGCATGGTGGTCATCAGTGGCTACGCCACCGAGATGTACGCTGACAGACTGGCCACCTGGTCAACGCATCAGACCTCCGCGCGCATCTCGGCCGGTCGGGGGGGGGCATGCCGGATCGAGCATGTGTGGGTTAACCCGCGTTGCGTCGACGGCCTCGCACAGCGTGACAGCCAGCTTTTCGCGAGCGAACAGCGCGCGGAGGTGGCCCGTGGCTGACGATTACATCGTGACCGAGCGCGACTTCCGTTGCCCGGAATTTCGAGACGCCGACCCGAAGGATTACGAGCGGCGTGACGACGGAGCCATTGTCCGCAAGGACCGCCGGGAGAACGGCATACGGCGAATCAGAAGCCTGCTTGGCGATCCGCGCCGGGAGTTCGAGGTAGGTGACGTCGTGTCGGCAGTCGCCGCCATCGTTGCCTCGATCGAGCCACAGCCCGATGGGCTGGAGGATGTCGATGCCTGACCACCTGCACCCCGAAGAGATCGAGGAACGCAAGGAGGCGTTCCAGCGCGTATGGCGGCAGCGGTTCCTTGGCGAGGNGGCGCTGCTGCCGCCCATCCACCAGGGCCGCGTCCACGAGCTGCTCAAGCGGTCGTTCTACGCCGGTACCAACTTCGAGCGCCGCAAGCACGACCCGGTGCGGCTGGGCGGTGATTGATGTTCGACGAGACGTCGATCCGCATCCGCGCTGCGCGCCTGTGGCTCAACGAGGGCTACACCACGCCGGAAAAGGTCCGCACCCTGCACCGCACCCTGGCCGCCTCGCGCGGCCAGGACTACGCTGACGCGATGCGCGATGAGATGCGGGCGCAGTGGCGTACCCGGCGCGAGTGGATGGATGAAGCGTAGGCCTCAGCCGTCGGCGTCGCGCAGCAGCGAGGCCATGGAGGTGCCAAGCCCGCGGGCTACGCGGCGCAGAGTGGTGAGCGTGATGTTTTTCTCCCCGCGCTCGATCGCTGAGTAGTACGCCCGGTGCATGTCGATGCGGTCGGCGAAATCGTCCTGGCTCAACCCGGTCTTGTGGCGCAGTGCACGCATGGTCTGGCCGACGGTCTGGGCCAAGGTTTTCTCTTTCATGCGGCCATTGTGTGGCGGTGCAACCTTTGGCTTTACCCCTTTGAAAGTCGTCTACTCAAAGGCAGAGGCGCGCGGCACACTCGGGCGGTCGAAGTGCCCGGCACCGGCTCACGCGGTGCGTCCGTCTGCTCTAACAATGACCAGGCGATCGGTTTCGGGGTGGCGTGCAGTGCAGGCCGGGTAATCGGCGCGCACTCACTCAGAAACAGGGGATTTTCATGCACGACCACCACACCGAGGCCATCCGACTTACCGAGCGCCTGCTGGGCCGGATCGACGCGCTGGGCGGCTCCGCCACGGGCATTTCAGCGGCCGCACGCGACGGCGCCATCACGCCCGACGAGATCTACCAGCTGCTCGACGTCATCGCCGACGACCTCGGCCGCACGGCCAGGCAGCTACTCGACCATCTTGCGTCGCCCTCAGCCGGCGACGGCTGACCGCGTTGCCACCACCGCGGGCGCGGGCTTGCGCAACCCGTCGAGGTAGTCGGCCCACGCCTGCATCATCTTCCGCCGCGTGGCCAGGTATTCGGCCTTGTTGTAGATCCCGCGGATGCGGTTCTTGTCGGCGCGGCCGAGCTGCTTTTCTACAGCGTCCTTGCGTTGCTTGTGGCTCAGCTGCCGCTCGATCTCGTCTTCGTCCCAGCCCAGCTCGTTGAGCGCGGTGCTGGCCATGTGCCGCAGGCCGTGGTGCACGATCTCACCGCGAAACCCCAGGCGGCGGAAGCCGGCGTTGATCGTGTTGTCGCTCATCGGCCGGCGCGAGTCGCGCTCGCCGGGGAACACGTAGCCGGTGCCGTTGCCGTAGGTCAGCGGCATCAGCTCGCGCAGCACCGCCACGGCCTGCCGGCTCAGCGGCACCAGGTGCGGCTCGGCGGTGGCCTTCTGCGCGGTGGGCATCTTGAGCCGCGCGCCGGGCACCGTCCACAGCCCGGCATCCAGGTCGAACTCCGGCCACTTCGCCAGGCGCAACTCGCCAGGCCGCGTGAACACCAGCGGTGCCAGCTGCATGGCATAGCGCGTAACGTACGTGCCGTGGTAGCCGTCGATCGCGCGCAGCAGCTCGCCGATGCGCTCGGGGTCGGTGATCGTGGGGAAATGCGTGCCGATGGCCACGGGCAGCGCGCCCTCGAGGTCGGCGGCGATGTTGTGCGGGGCCTTGTTGTAGCGGATGGCCCAGCGGTAGGCGTCGACCAGGTAATTCAGCGTGCGGTGGGCGGTTTCCACCGCGCCGCGATCGACGATGCGCTGCAGGCACACCAGCAGCATGCCCGACGTCACGTCGGCCATCGGCAGCTTGCCCAGCCACGGGAAGATGTTGCGTTCCAGCCGGCGCTTCACGCCGCGCGCGTAGGAGGCCGCCCATGTCGGCTCGCGCTCGGCGTACCACGCGCGGCACACCGCCTCCAGGCTGTTTTCCACCGCCATCTCGAGCGCCAGCTTGTCCACGCGTCGCTGCATGCTGGGATCCACGCCGCTGGCCAGCAGCTTGCGCGCCGCATCGCGCGCGTCGCGCGCCTCGGCCAGGCTCACCTCGGGGTACACGCCCAGGCCCATCATCCTGGCCACGCCGGCGAAGCGGTACTTCAGGCGCCAGTAGCGCGCGCCGGTGGGCATCACTTGCAAATACAGCCCCTTCCCCGCGGCCAGCCGGTACATCTTCCCCCGCGGCCGCGCATTGCGCGCAGCCACCGCCGTCAACTCGCCCATCGCGCTCTCTCCTGGTGGTACATCCGCCACACGCCGGCCGCCCCGCCGACATGTACCCCCAAAAGTACCACCTGCTTGACCGCGCTGCAGAGAGCCACCACGCGACAGCGTGAGACGACCACCCCGCCGAAAACCCGCGCCACATCGCCATCGAGCGGCTCCAGCGCGCCCTCCTGAAACCGCCTGAAACGACAAACTGGTGGGTCGTCCGGGACTCGAACCCGGGACCAATAGATTAAAAGTCTACTGCTCTACCAACTGAGCTAACGACCCGTCGTGCAAAACTCAAGCGGTCGATTTTACGGGCTGGGCGACAGTGGCACAAGCAAGCGCGCCAAGTGCTCAGACGTAACGGGTAGGGTCGGCCAGGCCGGCTTCGCGAAAGCCCTGCGCACGCAGCCGGCAGGCATCGCAATGACCGCAGGCGCGGCCGTCGCGATCGGCCTGGTAGCAGCTGACCGTGGCCGCGAAATCCACGCCGAGACGCTGGCCCTCGCGCGCGATGTCGGCCTTGCTCATGCGCATCAGCGGCGCATGGATGCGGATGCCGGCGCCTTCCACGCCAGCCTTGGTGGCGACGTTGGCCAACTGTTCGAACGCCGCGATGAAGGCGGGCCGGCAATCCGGATAGCCCGAGTAGTCGACCGCGTTGACCCCGCACCAGATGTCGCTGGAACCGAGCACCTCGGCCCAGCCCAGCGCGATCGACAGCATGATGGTGTTGCGCGCCGGTACGTAGGTCACCGGGATGTCGCTGCTGTCCACGGTATCCAGCGGCACGTCGATGTCGGCGGTCAGCGCCGAGCCGCCGATGCTGCGCAAGTCGATGCCGACGGTTTTGTGCTCCACCGCGCCGAGCATCTTCGCCACCCGGTCGGACGCGGCCAGTTCCGAGCTGTGGCGTTGGCCGTAGGCCACGCTCAGCGCGTGCACCTGGTAACCCTGCTCGCGCGCCAGCGCGATGGTGACGGCCGAATCCATGCCGCCGGAGACGAGCACGACGGCCTTGCGGGGAAGTGTTTCAGACATGGGCTTCATCCACTGGGGTACGGCCGGTCACCGGCCGGAAACGCACGCGGCGACACAGGCCACGGCGCGTATAACAGGTGTGAGTGGAGAGGAGGAGANGAGTGAGCGGAAGCGCGCTGCACACTCTCGCTTCTCACTCCTCTTCACCCACTTCTCGCTCATTTCCCNCGCGNGTCGCTCCACAGCAGCTTGTGCAGCTGCAGCTGGAANCGCACCGGCAGCTTGTCGGCGATGATCCATTCGGCCAGCTCGCGCGGCTCGACCCTGCCCCACACCGGCGAGAACAGCACCATGCAGCGATCCGCCAGCGCATGCTCGGCCAGCACCGCGCGCGCCCATTCGTAGTCCTCGCGGCTGGCGATGACGATCTTGACCTGGTCGTGCGGCAGCAAGTGGTCGAGGTTCGACCACAGGTTGCGCGCGCTTTCGCCGGAACCGGGCGCCTTCAGGTCCATCACCTTGCGCACGCGCGGATCGACCGCGGAGACGTCCAGCGCGCCGGAGGTCTCCAGTGAAACCTCGTAGCCGGCATCGCACAGCCTGCGCAGCAGGATCAGGCAGCGCTTCTGCGCCAGCGGCTCGCCGCCGGTCACGCAGACGTGTTTCGCACCGTGCGTGGCGACCTCGGCAAGGACATCGTCGATGGCGTGCCACTGACCTCCGTGGAACGCATACTCGGTGTCGCACCACACGCAGCGCAACGGGCAGCCGGTGAGGCGAACGAACACGCTGCGCCAACCGGCCGCGTCGGCTTCGCCCTGGATCGAATGGAAGATCTCGGTGATGCGCAGCCGCTCGGCAACGGACGCCGCAGGCGCACCGGACGCCTCGTGCGCGTCGTGGCCGCTCATGCCGCCGCCGCTCAGTTGCCCGACTGCAGTTGCAGGCGCTGCAGGCGTTCCTGGGCCAGGCTGGCCGCCTTGGAACCCGGGTATTTGGTGGTGACCTGGGTCAGCGTAGCCTTGGCCGCCGCGGTCTGCTTGAGCTCCAGCTGGCTGTACCCGACCTTGAGCAGCGCGTCGGGAGCCTTGTCGCTCTGCGGAAACTGGCTGAGCAACTGCTGGAACGACTCCAGCGCAACCGGATAATTGGTGGTGGCGTAATACGACTCGCCGAGCCAGTACCAGGCATTCGGCGCCAGCGCGTGATTCGGATACTGCTGGATGAAGCTGCGGAAGTCGCGCGAGGCTTCCACGTAGTTGCCCGCGCGGATCGCCTTGAAGGCCACGTCGTAGGCGGCTTGCGCCGCGGCCGGATCGCCGGCGGCGGCATTGCCGCTGCCGCCGGGAGCGGCTGGCTGGCCGGCGGCGGCCTGGTTGCCGGCGGCCGTGGCGCCGGGGGCCGCCGCAGCCGGATTGCCGGCCGCCTGTGCCTGCGGGTTGCTCCCCGCCGCCGCGGCGCCCGCACCGCCGCCTTCCAGGCGCCCCAGACGGGCGTCGAGGTCGGTGTACTGCGCCTTGTTCTTGTCTTCGAGCGTCTGCAGCTGGTGCTGCAGTTCCTCGACCTGCCCCTGCAGCTGCTGCACCTGTGCCTGCAGTTGCTGCATCTGGTTGACCAGTCCGGTACCGGACTGGTCCTTGTTCTGTGCCTGCTGTTCCAGCCGCGCGACACGATCGGCGAGACTCAGCCGGGAGTCCTGCGCGAAGGCCGGGAACGCGAACAGCATGGCGGACGCGATCGCGCCCGCCATGCTGTACCTGGCTGCAAAGCTGTTAGCCAGTCGCTTCATCATTACTGCGCCGTGTAGACGATCTCGACGCGACGGTTCTTGCTCCAGCAATCCTCGTTGTGCTCACGGCACACCGGCTTCTCCTTGCCGTAGCTGATCACTTCCAGCTGGCTGGCCGAGCCACCGTTGGCCTGCAGCGCGTCGGAGACGGCATTGCCGCGGCGCTCGCCGAGGCCGAGGTTGTACTCGCGCGAACCGCGCTCGTCGGCGTTGCCTTCGAGACGGATATGCGAGGTCGGGCGATCCTGCAGGTACTTGGCGTGGCACGCCATGATCTGCTGGAACTCCGGCTTGATCTCGGTCTTGTCGAAATCGAAGTACACGACGCGCTGACGCAGGCAGGCATCGGTATCGAGGTCGGCGGGGGTGTACTTGCCGTCGGAGACGGGAGCCTGGGCCGGAGCAGCCTGCTCCGGGGCGGGCTGGGG